GAGCCGCAGGGCTGCTCGTCCCGATCCCAACATCGCCCCCAGCGGTGATGTTTACCGCATCGTTGCTGTTGGCTAGGTTGAACGTGTAGGAAGATGCGCGGGTAGTAATCTTGGTCCACGCATCGGTACTGCGGTTATACGCGCTGATAAAGCCACCCGCCGGGTCAAACTCGTAGCCGTTGGCCCCTCCCGCACTGACAACAAGCCGCACAGCAGGCGACGCGGTGCCGATCCCAACAAGGCCACCGTTCGTCACCCGCAACCGCTCACTGCCAGCCGTCGAGAAGGCAATCGCGTCGGAGGAGGGCGACCACATACCGGTGTTGGTGTTGGAACTAAAGCTAAAGGCAGGCGCGCCAGTCGAGCCGCCAGCGGCACGCACAACGCTTGCGAATGTCCCGATCCCAGCCTTATCAACCCCAAACCGCTCCGCGCCGCCAACTTGCAGCGTGATGAGTTTCGAGGCAGCGGCAGACGCGCTGTCGGTCACGTTCATCTTGATGCCGTTGAAGATCGTGCCCCCAGCGTTCCAAGTGTCGGTCAGGTCATAGATAAAAGCCATACGTCACCTTTACATCAGTTTGTTGCGGTTTTCTAGATGCGCATCACGGCTGAGTCGCTGCAAATGAGGGCGACGACCAGTCAATCGAATCCCCGCTACTGCCGACCCGCGCCACAGCGCGCACAAAATAGTTGGTCGATGCGGAAAGCCCCGTCACTGTTGTGGCCGCTGCCGAAACATAACCCGGCAGTGGTTCAAACGGATCGGAGTCGTCAGCCAGAGAGCCACTGCCACTAGCTACGTCAGTCCAAGCTGTCCCATTGGCCGAATACTGCGTTTTGATTTCGGCAGTCCCAGAGCCGACATACGCAGATTGCGCCGAGAGCCTGATCCGTCCGCTACTATCGGAAAGGATTTGCGCTCCAGTGTCGGTAACCTGCTCAAAGGTCGTGCCAGCAATATTGACCCATGTTTGATCGGTGAATGAAGTCGAGCCAGCAGTGCCACCCGCGATAGGCGCTGCTGTGATCCGGTTTACGACAATCAATCGCGGATAGGTAACGCCGCCGAAGATGATCGGCACAGTGATATAGCCGACAGCATTGGCCTCGCTCAGACTGACAGTTACAGCGCCGCTGGCAACAGTTGCCGAGGCGGTCAGGCCAGCCGTAGCCGTAACAGTGCCTAGCGTCACACCGCTTGTTTGCTCAACGCCGCCACGGAATACCTTAATCCCACGGGTGACAGGGAGCGTCGTTGTGGTGATGCCTGCGCTATTGGCCTGAATGGTGAACGGATCAACTTCGTTAAAGGTGATCTGGTTCGCGGATGTGATGTCGGACACACCATTCGACCAGTTGCTGCCGTTCCAGCGGTAGAGAACCTTATCGTCCGTGTCGAACCACAGATCGCCAATGCCCTCGGCCACGGGCGGGGAGGCCGAATAGAAGGTCGTGACCTTCCCGTCAGCGGTCGCCTGCGCCCCAGCCGCAGCAGAAATAGCCTGGGATATGGCATCGTCCTGCACCTCGATAAACGTGATGCCGTTGTGCCGATACAGCTTATTGCCGTCGTTGGTGTCGATCCAGAAGTCGCCCAGCGAACCGCCTGTCGGCATATTGTCCTGATAGAACGACTCGATCTTGCCGTCTGCGGTGGCTTGCGCACCAGCCGCATCCGCAAGGGCTTGCTGGGCGACCGCTAGGACGGCATCGTCGCCTTGCGTAATCATGTTGAGCAGCGGATCGTAAACAACCGGCGTGCGAGCCACCACCGGAGCGCGGTCATCCCGATCCCACTGGTAGATCAGCGGGCTTTCTTCTAGCAGCGCCAACGGCACGCGACCGTCAACGCGGACTTCCTTGGAGATCACGCGGAAGGGCTTTTCGTTGAAGCCAAGCGCAGAAAGCGTGATCGTGACAATGTCACCGACCTCGCAGCCAAGAGCCTTTGCCGTGAACTCAGCCGATAGCTGCCCACGGAATTGGTGGCGCTGCAATACCTGCTTGGCAAGGCGCTGCGCCCGTCTCCCGTCCTCCACAAACGGCACATCAAACGTCATGACGCGCTCAATGCCATCAGGAGAGGGCAGCAACACTTCCGGATATTCGGCCATCTGGTAAAGGCTCTGCGTCGAAGGATTGACGAACCTGCCGCGAATGATGTTGTGGCTTTGCGACAAACCTCCGCCAGTTTGATCCCATGCGAACTCGCCCAAGAAGTCGACATCCGTAAAGTCTAGCTCTGGATCAGCCAGATCGTTCTTCAACAGAGCAAGGGTCAACTTCCCGCCGCTATCCCGCAGCGTCCCGTTCATGCAGGCAAGGAACGTATTGATCGCATCCATGCGGCCATCTTCATCCGACAGCGTGCCGCTGGTGCGATAACGCTTCTGCGTGCCGCCCGTCGCAAGCGTTATGTTTTCATCGCAGATGTTGGCCGCCGTGATGAACGACTCCAGATCGATACGGGCTGGCGGAACACCAGCGCCGACCGACAGCTTGCCGTTGATCTTCCACCCCAGTAGGAACCACAACAGTTGCAGGGCAGGGTTGTCGTGATCGTCCGATCCCGCATATGCGCCCCAAGTCGCCTGATCGTTGGCGCGGTGCGAGCCGCTGCCGCCCGGCACGGTGCTGTCGAGACGCGGATCGTAAAGCGGCGCACCTTCACCGATAATGGTAACACGCGACGGCAGGCCCTGCACCAGCGGGCTTTCGGTTTTCTTGGTGTTGCCACTCCGCTTAATGCGGATGCGGACGTAAGCGCAGCCCGTCAGGCGGCAGGAGCTATCCCATACCGCTCCGGCATTGATCGGGATCACGTTGCCCGCCGTGCCTTCGGTGCGGGTCGTGACAGTTAGATAGCCGCTATATCTGCTAGTCACGCCGCCAAGGGCTGTCCAAGCCAGTTTCTCTTCGAAGTAGATTTCATCAATGCTGGCGACCTTATGCGCCGCCAGTGCAATGATGTAGTCGATAAACTCCTGATCTGTCCCGCTGGCTTCGTGATAACGCAGATCAAGCGGCATGGCCGTCGTGCCGAGAACAGCCTTGCGGCCCGTGCTGGGGTCTAACGAAACATTGAGGCGCGAAATCTGCGAACGGGGCGTTTTCGGGCCAAAAAACACCGTCGAAGTCAGGGTGGCAGTGCCAGCCGCCAAGAACGCAAACTTTGCGACGCTGGCTGCTGTAAGGGCAAGCTTCGAGCCAGCTACAGCAAATGCGCCAACGCCAGTGGCGACAAGGGCAACAGCACCAGCGACCAATGCTATCGTGCGGAGAGTTTTACCCACGACCGACTCCCCATGCCTTTTCCCACAGGCTGCGCTTCACACGCTCAAGGCCAACTTCTGAAATGAACCATGCGTAATCGCCCGCGACCACGCCGACGCAATCATCCATTAGCACAAGATCGCCCCTTTGGGCGAAACCAATCGGCACCTCAGGGAACTTATCGTCCAGCACTTCTTCCAGCTTCTTACCACTCAAAGCGCGGGCAGAGCCTAGAGCCGTGTCGTATTTGCCCCGATACTCAGGCATGGGGTCAAGACCAGTCAGCGCCTCCACAGCGCCCGCTGAGAACGTGCAGCAATCATCGACACCCCATTCAAAGGTGACGTTACGCTTGCTGGCGATGTATTCGCTCAGGCGCGTTTCCCAATCGCTTACTCGGTTCATCTAGCCACCTCATTGGGGAAGCCTTCATAGCCACCGCCGCCACCGCCACCGCCGCCGCCGCCACCGCCACCTCCAGCACCGCCGCTAATGACACCACCCACCAAGCCATTCGCAGCAGAAATCGTCGCAGCCGCACTGTTGTCGCCTGAGTCAAATTGACTCTGCGCCAAGTAGTTTTTGTTTGACGCGCCCGTTAGGGTGGCAATGTAGTTTTCAATTACCAGCGAAATTTGCTGTGATGATGGCGAGCCTGCGATTGTGATATCGTCCATATAGCCGGTGTAATATGGAACAATTGAGCCAATTTGGTTTTCGTTTTCATCGACAATGTAAAACCACAGACGGGCAGTGCGCCCCTGCCAGCGCGTTACATCGCCCAGAATATTTAGCAATGACGATCCGCGAATGCGAATGAAGTCGGCATCGCGCTGCTCAATGATCGACTCAGCCCGATCCTGCACATATTCAGTCGCGGCCAAGATGCCATTGAGAGTTATGGAAACGGTGTCTGATCCAGACTCACTATGTCTGACCGGACTAACCTCAATCAAGTCGTGATCTAAGCTAAAATAAGTGCCGTCCAATTCAGGATCACCACTTCCGGACACAACCTTTTCGTAAATGCCAGAAGTCGCACGCAGAACATCGCCTTCGAAGTCCGCGTAAAGCATCACGCGCCACTGAAGTATCGGCGCTTCTAATGCCGCCTGTGTGGTCGCGTCCACCATCAGAAAGCCTCGCGTAGTTCAAGTGCGAACGTGTGAACATCGCCCACGCTCACGCTTATAGCAGGCTCCTGTATCATATACATCAAGGCATAAGGATTCTTGTATTCCACAGGCGCATTGTCGCTTGGCGCTCTGCGGATCGGCGGTTCAAAGGTCAGCGTTGCAATGCCGGAACCATTGCTGACAACATCCGCAGTCAATTGCAGTAGCTGGTCATTAATCGTGATGTAATCGCCAGCCAAGATCGGGGTCGTGGAATTAGGCCAGCCGTCAGTGACGATGCTGCGCCCCGTCTGCCCGCCGCCCCGCACAAGAACAGTGTTGGCAAGCGTCGATTGCGGCCTTGGATGTGCCAGCACGCGGAAATCATTCACGCCGCCGCGAGCCTGTGCAATAAACGAACGCCAAGGCCGGATTGCCTCGCGCCCCACAAGCGGCGGAGGCGTGAACTGGCACTCCCACCAGCCACGATTAGAGCCAATCGTTTGCCGCTGCCCTGTCCAGCCACTCACATTGGTTTGCGAGGGCATGATAAGCTTCCACTGCAATGCAGCAGCGTTATAGTTCGATGGGAATGTGATCGTCGCCATTACATCGCACCTGCCAATCGGGGACGGCGCAGTGCAGCGATTGTGCGCTGTTCTGCTGCCGCCACAATGCTCGGAGCCGCCTCAAGAATGCCACGTTCGACCTGCTGGCGAACAGCTTCGGGATCGGTCGAGCCGCGAGCGTCCACGTTAATGACCATGCCGCCGCCTTGCAGCCTGCTATTGGGAGTGATGGAGCCATGCGATGCAGGACTAAACAATTCCGGCCCGCGCTCGCCCACCAAATAAGTGCGCCCCGCATTCACCTGTCCGCCATCAGCCCGCGCATTGATGCGGGATTGAACGTTCTTGCCGAAGACACCAATGCCGCCAAGCTGAATGCCAAAATTGATGACGCTGCTAAGGATGTCGAGGAAACCACCCCCGCGGATGGCACCAACCATGCGGTCAAGTGCCTGGAGAGTGCGATCCGCCATTTGCGTGAAGTTTTCGCTAATTTTTGCCGTCGCTTGTTCAACTGTAGGACTCAAGTCCTTTGCCAAAGCATCCTTTAATTCAAGCGCAGCCTTGTTGACCTTTTGAAACTCGGA